CGAACCCAGTCGAGCCCTAGTGCCAGTCAGGCGCGCCCCTCTTGGGCTGATCGCTATCCTTCTTGGCCGTTCTGCAATGCTCGTCATGATTTGCGAGTTGAGCATTCTTGTCCCTCTGCGCATCGGCGATCATGTATGCCGTGCCGTCATGCCCACAAGGAGCGTCGCACGAAAACGTCAGTGCCAATTGTCAAGAAGAAACGCGATGATGAGGATGAAGGACCTTCCGGATCTCCAAAGAAAGCGATGCCGCACTCACTACAGTGCACTGAATGTTACAAGCGCTGGAGTGGCGTGAATCGCGCTGAGATCGCAAATGATTACAATAATCACCGTTGCCCCTCCATGGCCGCAGTTTGCTCTCGCTGTTCCTACACCTTTTTCAACAGCTCTGACGTGAGTGCCGCTCTTGAGTGGCGTTTCCATGATTGCGAATCAGCGTGCCCGCGGCAACGATTTCCGCCGCGCACGCTTGCTAAAGTATTGCCTAAGAGCGCACTCCGCCCTCAAGCTAAGCCGTTCGTCATGCCGATCAAACGCGTCGTGCCTGCGTACCAGGCTCATTACAAGCCGGCGGGCGTGCCGTGGCGCAAGCCAAAGCGTGGACCCTTTGTACGCGCACCGGGAGATTGCTATAAAAAACTCTTCTGGTTGTCGCGCGATTTGGTTGGCGATGAGGTTTCAGTGAGCGAAGTCTTAGCTCAAACTGAGGAATTCGCAGCATCGCTTAGTGGTGTGCTGGTCGACGCTTCTCTCGAGGCTGATGGTGACGTACACATCAAGAACGTTTGGTGGGGGAAGACATTCTGTAACAATGTGCGCGAACTTGACGAGTTTCCTTCACCGTCGGATGTGCCTTTCGGTTCTCGCAGGTCTTTTCTCAACATCCCAAAATTCCTCAACTTCCTCCGCGGTATTCCCGCTGAACAAATCGTGTCGCACGAATTAGAGCGAACGTACGAAACGAGCGTTGTGGCTGATCCAATTAGTGTCGTCGCAGTTGCTGCCCCGGCCATCGTGCGAAATGCTGCCAACGCTTACGCTGCTGCGATACCAGAAGGCTCCGTTAGCGTTCTTTCGCAAGTTGCAGCTGACGTCGCTCGTGGCTCTCAGACTGCTTTGCCGCCGTTGCCGCTGGACGGGATGATGCCCGTGCCGGTGCCGCCACCTTTCTCTATTCCATATCCTGGTTTCCTCGACGGGCTGCCGTCTTGGCTGCCGCATTCGCCGGAGTTAGCCCGCGCGCTCGACTTACTCAGTCGATCGCTTGCTCCTGGCGTTAAATTGGCTACTGCGCTGGCAGACGTTGCTGTGCATGTTGCGCAAGGTGCTTTCTTTGCGCATGCGTTGCTGAGAGTTCTTTTCTTTCTCAATCAGCATTATGATGATCAGCACGACAACAGAACCGCATATGGTAGCACGCAACGCGCATCGGTGCCGGAACTCCCGGCTGTTGTTCAATTACAGCTTATTGAGCGCGCCGTGCTCAACCAAGCTGTCGCGCCTCGCAATCGCGTTCCTATAGGTCCAACATCGCACGAATTACGCTTAGCTAAGTTACTCACTGTGCGCGAGACGGGCGTTGTTAATTCTGCGTTTGCTCAGATCATGACGCAGCGTCTTGGCTTGTTAATGGCCGCACCTCACGACGCGCCGATGCTGTGGTTGCCAACGAACGTTCCTGAAGCGGTTTTTGCTGCTTTTTCCGATGCCTTGCCGGATTTCTCCGTGGTCCGAGCGACTTACGTACACCCACATGGGGCCGCTTCGTCCGCTAGATATGCGCTGTTCTCGAGGGTGCTACAGAAAATACAAAATTCGCCGGTCTATCTCGTCGGTGCTTCAGCTGCGCAGGTCTCCATGACGCCACATGCTTTGCACAATGCACAGCCAATTTTGTCTGGCCGCGACGCTTTTCGCCATGAGATAGCGCCAACTCAAGCACAGCGTCAGTTTTCTGAGCAAATTCGTTGCAATAATAAATTTCAGGACTGCCCGCATAGGCCCCCTCCGAACACTGTGCTATTCGCGCCGTTGTCAACACATGACATTCCGTTCGGCGAGTTTTGCGCTCACATGGCTGCTCGCGGAATCGCTGAAGCTCACGTAATAACGCACCTCCCTGTGCCCCTTCTCGATTCACGCATTTCGTCTTACACTGACGAGGTTCTGGGGTTGCTCTACAAGCGTGAAGTCGATGGGATTAGCGTCACGCATCTTGGCGGGGCTTCCGCTGGGTACCGCCATTCGTTAGCTTTGCTAACTTGGTTGAGCCCATGCGTTGATCTCGAAGGCTTCCATGTTTTGTGCGAGGAAGTTTCGAAAGTCGGCAGTATGTACCATTTGCATGTTAGCGTTGTTCGTGGTCGTCAAGAGATTGCTCCCCAGGCTTGGTATTTGGCGGATGCACCACTCGTGCTTCCTTTCCTCCGACCTGGTTGGCGCCGTTCTGGCGCATGCAAGGAGTTTACGGTGCCTGGCCGTCGCTTTAGGGCCCTCGTTTCATTCGTCGCCGGCCTCACGCCCAGTCAAGTTAGTTTCTCACTCGTTGCCGCGAAACTCCGCGGCATGCTCGGTGAAGTCCGGGTTGGAGATCAAGTTATTGAAGAGCGCTGGGACATGGGAACAGAGGAGCTCTACTCCACTGTAGGTCACGCGCTTTTAGCCCATCTTCGTCACTCTGGGGATTATGATATTGCTATGAATGCCTTCATTAGGCGCGAAAAGGCCGAATCGCGCAAACACGCTTCCTTTTTTGATCGACTCGATCAATATGTGTCTGATATATTTTCTTGGCAAATCAATAGACGTTCTGATCCGCTTGCACGCACACCCCTAGAGAGCGTGATGGATTGGTTTTTCTTCCACTCTGCTGACAGCGATAGCGACTATTATCAATATACGCCTAGAGAACATTGGCACTTTGAGCAAGTACATCGCGTCGAGCTGCCGCAGGTTGCAATCCAACGATTCGTTGTCGAAGCAGCGCATTTTCACGCGGAAATGCTTTCAGAGGCTGCTGTGCGCCTTCCTCCTACCCTGGCTGCCATAGGTGAGTATGTTGATCGTCAAGCTCGCGACGCTGCTGCGTTGCCCCCACGCCTTTTGCGACGTGCTCGGAGGCGACAGCGCATGCAGGATCTCGAGGCGGCGATCGCTGGGCTTCAAGCAGCAGCTGCTGGCCCTGCGCCCGTTCCCCCTGTCGTTCCTCCTCAGCTGCAGAGACTCGTGGATCATATTGACGCGGTGGTTGCTCCGGCGCTTGCCCCTCCCCTTGCTGTCGTTGAGGTGCCCGCCCAGGTGGTAGCAGAAGATGGGCCCCAAGATGCAGTTCTTGCTGAAGCGGCTCCCCTCGTGGATCTCGCAGTCGCCGACCTTGAGCCACTCGCTCAAGAAGTGATTGAAGACGCTGAAGTTGCCGAGGAGGAAAATGATGCTAATCCTGAGCAACTCGCTCAAGAAGTGATTGAAGACGTTGCTGCCGTCGAAGGAGAAAATGACGCTGTTCCTGAGCTTCTCGCTCACGATGTTGCTGAGGGTGATGATGCTGTGGAGCCAGAAGCTTTGGAGCCTGATGACGATGATGTTGCTGAGCATGACGATGACGAGCTGGATGATGGTTTGGATGATGATGCGCCGGAATTCGTTGAGCCTGCTCCCGTTGTTGTTGCCCCGCTGCGTCACGATGTAGAGTACATCGCGCCTCGGCATCCGCTAGTTAGGGACGCTGCTGCACAGAACGTCCAAATTGCGATCTATCCACTCGCGATTGCGCGCGTGACCGAAGTGCCGCTCCTACTTGGCGGTAGCCCGTGGCCGTTGCCGGTTGCGGTTACTGATGGCGCCGCACGCTTTTATGAGCGTTTCCCGACACAAGAGGACTTTGTTGCTGCTGAGGACTTTTTTGAGCCCGCCCCGGATGTTGGAATTACGCAGACGATTCGGCTTTGCTTGCGGCGCCCTTTGGTCATAAGCGGGTTCACTCGACCTGCTGGCAATGTGGTGATTCCGGGCGGGACGGCCCAAGAACTTCGCGAACACATCATGGCTTTCTCACGTGATCGTAGAACAAGGGGAGGTGTCAATTTCCCAGATCTAGTTCTTTCCGGGATTCCGTCGTCAGCTAAGACTGCCAGTGCGATACAATTCTTTGCTGAATCTAATTTGCAGCGAATCTGCGTCGTTTGCCCTAGTCGTGCACTCCGCGATAAGTGGAATCGTGACGGCGGACGGCGTTTTTCTGTATACACGCAGCATTCACTGCCCCCTCCTAACCGCCGCTTCGGCTTTCTTGTGATGGATGAGTGTTTTTCCTACGATGCTGCGACGTTACTGGGCTGGCTTTCTTTTGCTCGGGGCAGTGGAATGCACGTTCTGCTCGTTGGCGATCCATTACAGCGAGTTGTCGAGAACGTCGATTTGCTGCCCCTTGACCACCCCCTGTTCACTCGCAGGCGGCTCGAGATGTGCGTTGCTAACTCGGTTCCACAAGACGCATTCCGTCTCGCTCTTACCCTAGTGCCAGAAAACCCAATGAGAGCCTTCTACCAGACGCGTAGCGTTCGCGCCCGGTCTATCGTTCTATTACCGTTGCCTATCAACAATCTCGTTTCGGTCGAAGCCAATCTTAGTGTTACGGGACACCCGCACATGGGTCAACCCCACATGGCGTATTCCAGGACTTTATCCGTAGGCGCTGCTATTGGATTACGGGAGCAGAGCGTGTGGCTCACCGCAAATTTGGGGAATGCTCAGATGCACTGGTTCGCTGTCAGACCAATGGCGTTGTTTGTGTTGCTCACTCGGCACACTCGCGTGCTATTCGTGTCCGCTGATTTTTTCTCTCAGCAGGCAGTTCTACCGGGGGTGGACTTCGAGATGCTTCCTTTCGTTAATGGAGCACCTCCCCTCAGCAAAAGATATGTGCCGAAGTTCGCACTAGACAGACTCATTCACTCAGCGGAAGTGTCGCGCGCCAGCATCATTTCTCGTCCTGCTTTCCCTGATGTCGTCACTCGCGGCACCAACATCATGCATGCGTGGAACGTCCCTGTGTCATTACACTCGCTACATCCAGCTGTATTTCCAGCTGTCACAGACGAAGAAATCCAAGGTGTTATTTTCTCGCAAACGAACTTTGACCTCATCAAAGACCATGAGCATGCGGTCGAGTTCAAGATTGACGCTCCCATGCGTCTCTTGAAGATGACTGCACCTAGCGCTCTGGTGACCCGCAAAGATGTGCGCTCGTCGTTCATTGACGCGCACAAGATGGCGGACATTCAGGTCTCCGGGTCTTCCTTCGAGTCATTGCGTAATTTCTGCCTTCGTAATTTGACGCCTGCCCAGAAGAAATTCGTCTCGCCTGTTGAGATCGCTAATGCGGGTATTATGATTAAACGCTTCGTGGATTGTTACGTCGAGAGCCCTACTTTCGAAATGAGCGAGGATTCAATCAGCAGTTGGCTTCGGCGTCGCACTCCGACGTTCCTTGAGTCGATTGATGAGCGATTTGGTGAGAGCCGTCGTACAACAACGTTCGTGAGCTTCCTTAAGACGCAGGTCAAGTGCAAACCCGTGCCGGGTTTTGCTGGGACGATACAATACGGTCAACAAATCGTCGCCAATGACCCATCTTACTCTGCATGTTTCCTCGACGCGCAGACGAAAGCTTTCCGGCGGTGCTCAGAGATTCTGCGTTCAACGTGCATAATTGACTGCGGTTATTCGGATGATGAATTGGCCCGGGCTGTACGGCAATGGGGCGTCGACTTCACGCAGAATACGCAAATCGATGTTTCCCGGCAGGACTCCCAGCACACCGGTGCACAGGTTCTCGCTTTCGCGTGGTTCTTGAAACAGCTGGGCGTCGATGAAGAAGTTGTAGAATTGTACGTTCTCATGCGGTCGTACTACGCCGTTCGATCTCTTCAACCAGGCGCCTTTTCTGGGACGATAGCGTGGTCTCTGCCCAGCGGTGATCCATTCACTCTTCTCGCTAATTGCTACATGATGCTTGTCACCGTTGCATCTCGCTTCACCACTGCATCGGTCGCCAAGTCTCACGTTTTGCAGAAGGGCGATGACTGGCTGTCGAACGGCCATCTTGTTGCCCGAGATGCGCTCACCGTGCTGTGCGCTCCGACTGTGCTGAAGATTGCTGTTGATACAGTTCCCTATCACGCTGGTCGCTTATGGCTCACCGACCATTTTGTAGCCGACCCTGTCAGGTCTTTTTGCCGCCATTTCGCGAGGTTGAGGGATGAATCCGTTTCGATTGAAGAACTCCATCGATCGTACGTGTCAAGGCAAGTTGCTATGTCTGAAGAGGACGTTCGTGTTGTTTTCTTCGCTGTCAAGATGATGTACCCGTTTTACTCGAACGAGGATATCGACGTTATTTTCCGCACGGCCGCTATGCTTCGGGATTTCGAATTCTTCAAGAGGACGGCCACTTGCGGTCGTGATTCGCCCCGCATTTTCGATGCTCCTTCTGACTGCGCATTGAGCGTTGTTCGCAAGCTCGGCATTCGCGTGACTCAAGCCGAGATTCGCCGATTGCGCGGGATTTGCCAAGAAGAATTTGTTCTCTTTCTTAGGGAGCATAACATTCGCGCAATAGCCGTTGATAATTTGGCCGAGGTCGTGGCTGTCAGAGCCGTCGTTCTTGTATCGCCCTCACATACTTGGGTTATATTCGGACTTAATGGGGAGCTTCCGTATGAGCTTAATGAATCAAGTTCCCTTCAATCATGGCTGCTTCATTCCAACAACACATCATCGGACAAGCGACTCGTGGGAAACCCGATTGGTACTATCGATTCACTGACAACACGATGGTCGCCGAGGTCGTCAGGAATTACGACAGCGTCATCATTAGCGACGTCAAGCTCAGCGGATTTGTCGTCCGCAATGGGGATATCCAGATCATCATCGGAATGGTCCCAGAAAACGCAGCCCCCTTCACGAGCTTTGAGCAGGCCCTGGGGATCAATAACCACGTCGAGATCGGGGGCGACGCTCAACGTACTCAGCGACTCTCTGACCTCGTGGACATCTCCGGCGTCATCACCGACCTCAACGACTACGGGCGAAAATCTCGCCCTGGCAAAATCGTCCTATACCACAACGGCGCTGGCACTCCCAACGTCGTCGCCAATATCCGCATCGACTTCAAATGCTCGTACTCCGGGCGCGGAGCAGGCGTTCCACTCGCTGACGAAGAAGGTGACGCGGACGAGTAAGCAGCCCCGGACGAGTGAATTCCACTCATCTGTACGCTTGTCGCGTACGTAACCATTAAGTCCTTTATTTCTGTATTCGAGAATTGCCGACAATGACTTTAAACACTGAAAATGGC